GGTCTCGGCCGGGCTCGACTCGCTGCTGCCGTGGCTTGGGGTAGCGCCGTGACAGAGGGTGAGATGATGGCGGCCGGCGTGCGCGCGCAGGCGCTGCTTGACGATGAGGTATTCGTGGCGTCGCTCTCCGTGGTGGCTGCGGGCTGCGTCGAGGCGTGGAAGGCATCGGGCAGCGTCGAGGAGCGAGAGGCGGCGCATGCGCGGCTGGTCGCGCTCAACGCGGTCGCGGCCGAGCTTCGCGGCATCGCATCGCAAGGCCGCCGCATCGCTGCGGAGATCGAGCGGCGTCGCGCGGAGCGCAAGACGGAACGCTAAGCGCCGCGTGCGATAGGTGCGCCGCGTGCGACAGGTTCAGCTAGTTCGGTAGCGCAGCGTTTCGCGTGTCTCGCGGCGGTGTATAGCTGCCAGCGTGGAACACGGCGCACCTTCGGCCAATGGCAGCCTGAACGACCTGCAATCGGTTACCTCGGCGTTTCGCGGCTGGAGCGAGAAGAAGGAGAGCGACGCGGCGGCTCCCGCTGCTGAGCAGGCTCCCGACTCGCCCGAGCGCGCAAGCGGCGAGGAGCCCGAACAGGACGCGGCTGCCGAGACACAGAGCGCCGAGCGCGACGCCGAGCAGCCGCCGGACGATGCCGCGGCAGACGAGGCGCAGCCCGAATCCGAGACCGTCTTCGAGGTCGAGCTCGAGGACGGCAAAACGGAGCGGTTCACTGCGGCCGAGCTGCGCGCGAACATTCTCCGGCAGCGTGACTACACGCGGAAGACACAGGAGCTTGCCGAGGGCAGGCGGATCGTCGAGGCGAAGGCCGCGGAAGTCGGCTCGAGGCTTCGAGGCTTGCAGCAGACCATGGACGCGCTTGCCGCGCAGGTAAAAGGCGAAGACACGTCCTCATGGGACGAGCTGCGCCGCACCGATCCCTCAGAGTGGTCGGCACGGATGCTGGAGCGCCAGCATCGAATGGCCTCGATTCACGCGGCGCAGCAGACCTACCAGGCCGAGATGGCGCGCGCGAGAGAGGAGACATACCGGCGAGAGGCCGAGATCCTGCGCGAGAAGATCCCGGCATGGAAGGACAACGCGGTGGCCAGCCGTGAGTACGGCGAGCTGCTGCGTTTCACGTCCGAGACGTACGGGCTAACGCCCGACGATCTCGAAAGCGTTTCGAGCGACCACCGCTTCGTCCTGCTGGCACGCGATGCCATGCAGGGACGCGAAGTGACACGGAAGATCGACGCCCGAAAGGAGCAGGTGCGAAGGCTGCCGCGAGTGCAGCAGCCGGGCGCATCGGGGAACGCGGAGGCGGCGGGAGACGTTGCCTACAAGCGCTCCATCGAACGACTACGGGCAACCGGCGGCCGCAATACAGATGACGTAGCGGCCGCCTTCAAGGCGCTGGGCGAGCGGAGACGCCGCTAGCGCTCGGGGGCTACTTCCGTGGCACAGACAACGAACCTCTACGATTCCTACGACTCGAAGGGCAATCGCGAAGACCTCTCGGACATCATCTACAACATCTCGCCCACCGAGACGCCGCTGTTCCAGCTCGCCGGGCGCACGCGGGCGACGAACCCGATGCACGAGTGGCAGACGGACGCGCTGGCCTCGGCGAGCACGAGCAACGCGCTCATCGAAGGCGATGAGTACGCGCTGGCCGAGCCGACCGCGACCACGCGCGTCAACAACCGGACTCAGATTCTGACGAAGGTCTACGGCACGAGCGAGTCGCAGCGGTGGATCGAGAAGGCAGGACGCGCGGACGAGCTGGCGTACATCCGCGCGAAGGCCGCGAAGGAGCTGAAGCGCGACGTCGAGGCGACGCTGCTCAACAATCAGGCGAGCGTCGCCGGCAACGCGACGACCGCGCGCAAGCTCGGCGGGCTGCCGGCGTGGCTGGCGTCGAATACGAGCTTCGGATCGGGCGGCTCGGACAACGGCTTCTCGAGCGGGACGGGACTCGTCGTGGCTCGCACCAACGGCACGGAGCGGAGCTTCACGGGCACGCTGCTGAACGCCGTGTTTCAGGACGCCTGGACGAACGGCGGCAATCCGAGCGTGATGCTCATCGGCGGCAAGCAGAAGACGGTGTTTGTCGGCTTCGACGGCATCGCGACTCCGCGGCACGAGGTGAGCGACAAGACGATCTACGACACGGCCGAGGTCTACATCGGGCCGTTCGGATCGCTCAAGGTCATGCTCGATCGGCACATCCGGCAGACCACGAGCATCGACAGGGACGTGTTCCTGATTGACCCCGACTACCTGAAGATCGCCATCGGCGACGACTTCCACACGGAGGAGCTGGCGAAGGTCGGGCACAGCGACCGCGAGGCGATGGTGGTCGAGCTGACGCTCGAGGTCTGCAACGAGGCCGCGCACGGGCTGGTGACGGATCTCAACTAGCGCATGGGGCGCTGGTGCGGCGGTCGGCATTGCCTCCTCCTGCATGCCGGCCGCCGCACTCAGCAGACACGCGGGGTAACTCATGCACTACTCGAAGCGAAAGGCAGAGATCAAGACGTTGAGGACGGGCGCCTTTACGGCCACGGCCTCCTTCGATCTCGGACTCGGCGCGCTGGACGCCTACGACGCGCTGCTCATCCACTACGCGATCACCAGCTATTCGACGGGCAACGTCACGGTCAAGTTCTCGGCGATTCCCGACGCTGCGCGTGCGCTCGTCTGCGATAACGCGGCATGGACTACCGCGGCGCTGTCGGCGAATGCGCAGGGCACGCTGATCGTTGCGCCGCCCACTCCTGCCAACGGCATCGTGACGCTCACCGGAGCATCGACGCCGAATATGAGCCTCGCGGTGTACGTCGAGCTCGTGAGCTACGGGCGATAGATGGGGGCCATGCGGCGCAGGCTCTACCTCGATCACGACCGCGACGGGCGGCGCGTGGTAGTGCAGCACACATCCCAGGACGTCGAGGACATTCTGCGCCGCAACCGCGCGCTGTTCAACGCGGAGCGCAGAACGACGGCGCTTCGGCCCGGAGACGAGTGGCGACACGTTGCGAGCATCCCGCTTGCAGTCGTCGAAAGCTGGGGCAAGCGCGGCGCGTGGATTTGGAAAAACGATGACTGGAAGCTGATTCGCCGGATGCTGAACGACTCGGACTGGCAGAACCTTAGGACTGCGCCGGGGAGAATCTAGGTGGCGATCACGTCCTACGCGACGCTCAAGGCCGCGGTGCAGACGTGGAATCCGCACTCCGATATCCCGTCCGTGGTCGATGACCTGCTCGATCTCGCCGAGGCGCGCATGTCCCGCGAGCTGCGCTGCCGTCGCATGGTGACGACGCAGACTGGAACCATCTCGGCGGGCGGCGCGACGCTTGCCGTGCCGACGGACCTCCTCGAAGTGGTCGAGATGCGCGTCGGCGCCGGCACGACGGAGCGCACGCTCGAGAAGCGCCCGATTGTGGACTTCGAGGCGCGCTACCTGTCGCACACGAGCGGGACTACGGAAGCCTTCGCGATCGACGGCGGCACGTTCCGCTTTGGGCCTGCGACGGCAAGCGCTCTCGCTTACTCGCTGCGCTACTACCAGCGCATCCCGGCGCTCTCTTCGACGAATACCACGAACTGGCTCCTCGAAGACGCACCCGATCTCTACCTGTTCGCGTGCCTGGTCGAGGCCGAGCGGTTCCTGCGCAGCCCCGAAGGCGTCGCGCACATGGAGGCGCAGTATCAGCAGGCACGCGACTCGCTCGTTGGATCCGACCGCCGAAGCCGCTGGATGGGCGGCACGCAGCGGATCATGGCGCTCTAATGGGCTCAACGATCACGCTACGGCTCGGCGAGTGGACACCCGATCGAAACCCGATCGGGAACGGGCCCAACTTGCTTACGGCCGACGATTGCTACCCGGTCTCCGATGGCTACGTCGCTTACCCGGGGCTCGAATCGTCGGTGACGGCCGGCACGCTGAACGCTGCCTGTGTCGGCGCGGAGTACGGACGGCGGCGCAACGACGGGACGCCGTTCATCGTGGCCGCTACGGCATCGAAGCTCTACGTCACCGATTCGAGCGGCGTGCTGACGGACCGCACCGGAACATGGTCGCTCGGAACGACTTCGACGGCCTCCTTCGCCCAGTATGGCTCGAAAGTGTATGCGGCCTCGATCGAGCAGATCATCCAGGCTCACGAGCTGTCGGGAACGTCCAACTTCGCGAGCCTCTCGACAGACGCGCCCGCAGCGCGGTACATCGCGATGATCGGTCACTTCCTGATGGCCGGGAACATCGTCGGGCAGGGCACGAATGCGTCGGCTATCGGCACGATGCGCGACGGCGTTCAGTGGGCCGCGTTCAAAAATCCGGCGTCATGGCCCACGGTCGCGACGGACGCCGCGAAGGCGGTGCTGTCAGATTTCCGCGTGATGCCGGGCTCTGGCGGCGACGTGCAGGGCGTGACCGGCGGCCGCGACTTCGGGCTGATCCTGCAAGAGCGGCAGGTCATGCGCGCAACGATCACGGGCGGGGATCAGTTCTTTTCGTTCACTCCGATCGACACGCAGCAGGGCTGCGACATCCCGACGTCTGTCGTTCAGGCCGGCTCGATCACGTTCTATCACTCGCAGTCCGGGTGGATGGCGTGCAACGGAGAGACGGTGCAGCGCATCGGACACGGCCGCGTGGACGAAGCGTTTTGGAGCGATCTCGACACGTCGGCAACGCATCTCGTCTCGGCCGAGGTCGATCCGAACGCGCCGCTCGTGATGTTCGCGTACCCAGGCGACGGGCACCCGACCGGCGCATGCAACCGGCTGCTCGTCTACAACTACGCGCTCGACCGGTGGTCGCGCATCACGTCGTCCAGTGTCGAGCGGATTCTGGCCGTGCAGCAGGTTGGCGCCAACGTAGACACGCCGATCTCTGCGGACATTGACGGCTCCCCGTTCGATGTCGATGCCGTCAACTACGACGGGCAGCCTCCGATCATGGCGGCCTTCGTGCCGACGACGCACGCGCTCAAGACCTTCTCGGGCAACGTGTCGCCGATGCGTCTCGTATGCGGCGACTTCGAGGCATCGCCTGGGCGGCGGTCGTTTGTGCGCCGCGTGCGGCCGCACGTCACGCTCGGCGGCTCCGCTGCGCTCCGCGTCGGTGCTCGCAATCGGCCGGGAGACGCTGCGACGTTTGGCGGCTGGGGTGTCGCGGACGCTACCAGCGGCTCGGTCGGCGCGCGGTCTGCCGGGCGCTATCACCGTTTCGAGCTCTATGCGTTCGGCGACATCGGCACTGTATCCGGCTTCGACGCGGACGTTGAGCCGGAGGGCATGCGATGAGCTTCGGCGACGTCACGGCCGAGAGCCCGGCGAAGCTATGGGGCCGCGCGATCACGGTGCCGATCAGCACGACGGGCGCAAGCGGTGACGCGACGATTCACGCGACGACCGCCGGGCTTCGGTTCGTCGTGTTCTACATCGTGCTGGCATCGAGCGCCGGGGTGGACGTGACGCTCAAGAGCGGCGCGACGGCGATTAGTGGCGCGATGCCGATTGCAGCGGCCGCCGAGAAGACGTGGGGCGCGAGCATGGTGCCGGTATTGAAGGGACGCGCGGCAGGCGATGCGTTCGTCATCAACGCTTCCGGCGCAACGAACCTGCGCGGCTTCGCGGTGCTCGCGGAGATGCAGCCATGAGCCTCAAGTGCAAGCCGTGGCTGATCGAGCGCGCTGCGGTTGAGGGCGCGTGGCCTGCCGTCAAGCACATGGTCGAGGCCGCGCTGGTTGAGAGCGCGGGTCGCCTCGATGCGGATGACGTGCTCGCGCTGCTAAGCGACGGCGGCATGCAGCTCTGGGCCATGGTGACGTCGTCCGGCGAGCCCGAGGTGGTGGCGGTGCTCGTGACGGAGATCATCGACTACCCGCGAAAGCGCGTGCTCGATCTCGCACTGATGGGCGGGGAGAGAATGGAGCTATGGCTCGAAGCGCTGCCCGTGCTGGAGCAGTGGGCCGCGCAGCAGGGCATCAACCAAGTGCAGATTCACGGCCGGCGGGGCTGGGCGCGTGCGACGGGATACCCGGAGCGCGGCGCGATCATGATCAAGGAGATTGGAGGCGGCGATGGGAAGTAGCGGCGGCGCGAAGACGAAGACCTCCCAGAGCGCGAACAACACGACGCGAATCGAGCTCCCCGCGTGGTACTCGGGGCAGCTTCAGGCGCTTGCGAACAGCGGCTCGAGCCTGTGGTCCGCGAGATCCGGCGAAGCGTACCCGACGATGTACACGGGACTTGATCCCGCGACGACGCGCGGGCTGTCGATGGTCGAGGGTGTCGCGGGCGCGCGCACGGGCTCGCAGGTGCCGCGTTCTGCGCTGGAGGAGTGGCGGAAGACGGTATCCGGTGGATATCTAGACCCGGCGTCGAATCCGTGGCTCTCGGAGGTGGCGAAGCGCGCGGGCTACGAGGCCGAGCAGCGCGTCAACTCGCAGTATGCGGTGGGCGATGGCGGCGGCGGTGCCTACGCGAACGCGCTGGCCGACGCGATGACCGGTACGCGTGCGTCGCTATACGATGCGAACTACCAGGCCAGCGCGCGCGCATGCAGGCAGCGCTTGGCATGGCGCCGACGATGGAAAATCTCCAGTACGCGGACGCTGCGCGGCTCGGCATGGTCGGCCAGCGGCGCGAGGAGGACGCGCTGTCGAAGGCGGCCGAGGCGAATCGGCAATACATGAAGCCGTGGGATGAGATGGGCCGCTACTCCGATCTCCTGTACGGCAACCCGGCGCAGAAGGCAGTCACGGCGAGTGAGAGCGGGCAGACGAAGACGACCACTGATCAGAAGAACAAGTTCGATTGGGCCGCCTTCACCGGCAGCCTGTTCGCTTAGTGGATGCACCGCGCATGGTGAGGTGTAGCAGATGAAGGGAGTGGGAATCGGGGGGTATATCCCTTCAGGCTCGAAGTACGCAGACCGCGCGAACAATGTGCCGATGGACGGAGGCGCTTCGAGCAGCGCCGCGTTTGGGAGCTTCATTCGCGAGCTCATCATGATGGCCGCTGGCGGCGCGGCTGGCGCGGCTGCGGGTGGTGCCGCGGGTGCTGCCGGCGGCGCAGGAGCGGGCGGCGGTAACGCGCTCGGCGCGGGGCTGATGGCCGGCGAGGCTGCGGCGGCTCCGAGCCTCGCGGCCGCGGGCGCATCGCCTGCGATGTGGGGCGAGGCTGCTACCGGCAGCATGGGCGGCTCGTTCGGGCCGATGGTTGGCCTTGGCCGGTCTAGCGTGATGCCTGGAGTGCTGGACGGCGCGGCGAGCGCTTCGCCGGGCGCCGTGACCGGGCTCGCGCAGCAGTTTGCACGCGGCTTCTCGCGTGACGGCCTCGGCGGCGGCGTGCGCGACGCGCTGGCGCAGTACGGCAGCCAGCAGCCGGCGGGCTCGGCGCTCAGCAACTTTGCCGCGGGCGTGTCCCGTAGCGGAAACACGCTCGGCGGCTTGCAGGCGCAGTTCATGGACCCGAGCGGCGCGGCAATGGTCGGCGACCTCAACATGTTCGATCTCACGAACATGGGCGTGCGCCGCGCGCTGGAAGCTCAGGGGCCGCGTGGCAAGCGGCGCGGCTGGTGGGAGTAGCGATCATGGGCGCATCGTCGCGGTGGCTCGCCGACTTGCAGCAGCGCTGGCTCGAAGAGGAGAGCGCGCGCGACGCATCGCCCTACGACCCGAGTATCGGCGCGGCGGTGCCGCAGCCGAGTGTCGATGATGTGGGCGCGTCATCCGGGCTCATGCCGGAGCCGCCGCAGGGGTCGCCTGATTTCACGTCGCGCCTGTCGGCGGGCGTTGCACGCGGAGGCATCGGAGGCGGGCTGTCTGCGCTGTTCGCCGATCCGAACGCGCCGCGCGCAGGTGGTGGCGGCAATACGTGGGACATGTTCTCGGGCCTCGCGAAGGGCATCGGCCGCGCGCTGGGCAGCGCCTACGGCAACCCCGGCTTTGCGATTGCGGCCCGCGAAGCGGACTCTCGCGACGCGACGCGCAGCGCGGTGCTCGCGCAGAACCAGCGCGAGACGGAGCGCGAGCTTGCGGAGAAGGCCGAGAGGCGCGCGCGCGCGGCTGCGGTGACGCGTGCCATGCAGGGCATCGACCCGACCACGAAGGACGGCAACAACGAAGCTGTGGCGCGGCTCATTCAGATGGGCGAGCACGAGGTCGCGAAGAACGTATCGGGGCTCTACAAGGCAAAGCCGGAGGCGAAGGCGCCGCAGTATCGCACGCGGCACGAAGGCGGCGAGGAAGTGTTCGAGGAGTTTGACCCGACCACGGGAGTCTTCGTCGAGAAGTCGCGTTCGCCGAAATGGAACCCGCGCGAGGGGCGCGGCAACGGCGGAGGTGGCGGAAGTGGTGGCGATGGTGGCGGCGCTCCGGTGGCGGCGCTCCAGACCGGCCCCGATGGCATGCCGCTCAACGCATGGGACGCGGCGCCGCTCAATCTCGGCAACAAGCAGGCCGTAATCGGTGCGCGCACGATGGCGCGGCAGCTCGAGCAGGATTCTGCCGAGTTCGTGAAGCTCCAATCATCGCAGCGCCAGCTCGACGAGCTCGAAGCGGCAAACAGCCCGGCGGCCGAGATCGCGACGCTGTACCAGTTCATCAAGCAGCTCGATCCGTCCTCCGTCGTGCGCGAGGGCGAGGTGGCGCTGTCGCGCGAGGGCATGAGCTACTTCGACCGTGTGGGCCTCGCGTACAAGCGGGTAGGTGACGGTGGCGTCGTGACGCCGAAGATGAAGGCAGACCTGATTTCCACGGCGCGCAAGATGTACCGCGCACAGATTCCGGCTCAGATCGAGCGCGAGAAGCGGCAGTTCAACGTCGGCGCGCTCCAGGGCGTGCCACCGGCGTCGCTTGGCGGCTCGCGGCTGTCTCAGCGTGATTGGGAGATTGCCAACGGAGTCGGCGGCGCTGCGGCGGCAACGCCTGAGACGCGCACCGTCAACGGCGCAACATACATTCGCGTACCAGGCGGCTGGCAGAGGCAGCCGTGACGAACGACTTCATCACCGATGCGGAAATGGATGCGCTCTCGCCGAGCGTAGCGCCGCCTTCTGGCGCTCCCGATTACATCTCCGACGCCGAGATGGATTCGCTCGGCGCCGCCGAGTCTCCTCCCGGCGTTGGCCGCTCGCTGCTTCAAGGCATCGCGCAGACGCCGGGCGGTGTCGCGCGCATGCTCGACGTTGGCGCGTCCGCAATCGGCAACAAGATTGGCGTAGAGCACGGCGGCGGATTCGGCGCGCTCGCGGACGCGCTCGATGAGAAGATGGAGCAGCCGTTCATTGCTGCGACGGGCCGCGGCTTCGCGGAGCCGCAGACGACCGGAGAGGGCTACGCGGCCGCCATCGGCCGCGGCCTTGGCGGCTTCGCAACGATGCCGATCGGCGGCGTCGGTGGCGTCATCTCTAGCCTCATGGGCGCGGTTGCCGGCGAGGCGGCGAAAAATGCGGGCCTGCCCTGGTACGGGCAGATGCTCGCGGGGATCGTCGGCTCCGCGTCGCCGTCGGTGGCCGGGATCGTCGCGCCGCGCATTCCGGGTGTCGCAGCGGTCACGGGGCGCGTTGGCCGCGCCATGAGCCCGCAGATGCGTACCGACGCGGTGAGACTCGGCGCGGCGAACACGCTGCGCGGAAACGTCGGGAATGTCTCACGCGCTGCGCAGGTGCTCGACGACGAAGCGCGCGGAATCAGCGGCCCCGGCCTTGCATCCACGGCGCAGGCGCTTCGAACCGAGGCTCCGGGCCTCGTTGGGCTCGAAGGCGGGCTCGCGAAGACATCGACCACGGGTTTCGGCGAGCGCCTTGCGGCACGCCGCGAGAGCAGCGCGCGCCAGATCGACGAAGCCTACAACGCGGCGCTGCGCGGCAATCCGGGCGCCGTGCGTGGCAGCTTTGCGGCCCGGCTCGCGGACTCGCGTGCAAACTACCAGCGGCTTTACGGCGAGATTGACGACGCGAGCGTGGGCGCGGTTCAGATGGACACGATCAAGCGCGAGGCGCAGGAGATCGTCGATAGATTCAGGCAGCACGGACGCGACAAGATTCCGACGCGGGCTCAGGAGCTTCTTGACGCTCCCGACGCCTACACTTTCACGCAGCTTCGCGACCTGCGGACCAGTCTCGCCGATGACGTGCGGAATGCTCGCAGCGTGGTGGCCCGCGAGGGAAAGAATGCGCAGCTTCTTGGCAACTCGGAGCGTCTGCTCGCGCGCGTTGACGAGACGATCGACGCGCTCGAAGCGTCTGGCGTGCCCGCTGCATCGCAGCTTCGCGCCGCGAATGCCGCCTTCCGCGAGCACAAGAATCTCTACAGCAACGCTCACCCGACGGTGAAGAAGCTCCTCGAGAACGAGGATCCCGGCGACGCCATCATGAGCATTCTCGGCCGAACCACGAAGCGCCCGGCCGAGGAGGCGCGGCGTCTCGTAGCCGGCCTCGGGGACGATGCCGACGCGCTCGAAGGGCTGCGCCGGCTGACGGCGGACGAGCTGGTGTGGCGCGCAAGCGGCAACGCGGCGAAGTCTGGCGGCCCGGTATCGCCGTCTGCCGTATCCGGCATCAAGATCGGCGCGGCGCTCACGCAGAACGAGCCCGCGCTGCGCGTGATCATGGGCGATGAGCAGTTCGACTTGCTGCGCCGGCTCGCCGCGCGCATCGACACGACGACCTACGGGCGCGCTGGAACGCCTGGGTTCTACATGTCTACTGGCAGCGCACTCAAGAGCGCGGAACAGCAGGGCGCCGCGGGTGCCGAGTCTGCCGCCGAGATGCTTGGCGCGATCATGAGTCCTGTCGGAAGGGCGAAGCAGGCGGCTGTAAACAAGGCGACGGAATGGCTCATGGATAAGACCACGATGGCGCAGCAGCGGCAGCTACTCGAAGACGCGATGATTGACCCGAAGATCGCGCGTGACCTGCTGCTAGACGTGACACCCGAGCGGTTCGCCAAGTGGAAGACGAGCATGGAAGGGCACCTAAAGCGCAGCGGGGAGCGCGCCGCGCTCACGCAGCGAAGCAAGTCGGAGTAAGCATGGCGAACATCGAAACATGGTCCACCACGGCGGCGCTGAACAACTCGGCCTCGCCCAACGGCTGGCCCGAGAACATGTCGAGCGCTGGCCTCAACGACTCCGCGCGAGAGGTGATGGCTGCTGCAAAGCGCTGGTACGACGATCCGGAATGGCTGAACCGGAACTACGGCGCGACCGTCACGCGCGACTCCGCGACGCAGTTCACCGTCGCCGGCGTCGATGCGACGGGCTGGTTTACGACGAACCGCCGCGTGAAGGTGGTCGGCGCAACGACGGGCTACGGCTTCGTGGTGAGCGCGGTCTATTCGAGCCCGAATACGGCCGTGACGGTCACGATGGATGCGGCCGACGTGCCGACGTCGCCGACGCTCGCGCTGGTACACCATTCGGCGACGCTCAGTCAGTCGGCATTTACTGGTGGCGTGCCGACGGGATGCTGCCTGCCGTTCTCGGGCGCCATCGCGAACATCCCGAGCGGATTCTTGCTCGCGGACGGCGCGGAGGTATCGAAGACGACGTATGCCGCGCTCTGGGCCGCATTCGGCGGGCATCTCTACGGCACGGCCTCGAGCCCGTCAACGCACTTCTTGCTCCCGAACATGGGCGGGAAGTTGGTTATCGGGTACGTCGCGGGCGGAGACGGGGATGGCGACTACGGGACGGTAGGCGGCGCGTACGGCGAGAAGGAGCACGCGCTCTCTGTCGCCGAGCTGCCCGCGCACGACCACTCGCCAGGATCTGACGGACTCACTGGTTCCGATACGCCTGCTCACAAGCACTCGCTGGCGGGCACATGGTTGACCTCAGGCGGCACATGGTTGAGCGGTGCGGGGAGCTCAACCGGAGCTGGATCGACAGACTACACGTCTGTCCCGATCGCTAGCCACTATCACGGGCTCAATACAGTCGGCACCGACACCCCGCACGAGAACCGGCAGCCGTCGGTGGTGATGGCGTACATCGTCAAGACTTAGGAGAATCGAATGAAGATCGTAGGAATCGTGCTCGCACTGGCACTCGCCATCGCGCCCGGCGTGGCGGCGGCGCAGCAGATCGTACACACGTTCACGACGGCCGCCGATTCGTCCGCCGTGGACTTCGCCGGCTGCGCGGAGGTGACGGTGCGCTGCGATCGGTCGGTGACCGACGCATCAACCGATGCGGTGGTAGACCTGCTGGCGTGCCCGGCATCGGATACGCCGTTCTCGAGCTGCAAGCCTCTGCGCGCTTGCCCAGGCTCTCTGCCGGACGGCGAAGACGTGTCGATCGGTAGCGCCCCGGCCTCTGCTCCGTACCTCATGGCGCATGTCGTGACGGGCGCGAGCGGAGGCGACACGGGCAGACTGATCGCGGCGTGCGCGAAGCTCGAAGACGCGCCGAAGAGCGGCTGCCGCGTGGTCCCATTCGACGCCGCCGGGGACTACGGGCCATATAGCGTCGGCGGGCACGTGTTGCGCTTCGATCTCGACGGGAACGCTACGCGCGCGGCGACTACAGGCGCATCGGCAACGGTTGAGGGCTGCACCGACTTCTCGGCGAGTCAGTCAACGTGCTCCTGCGATCTCGTAGACGGCTCCGAAGTATGCGCGACCTACGACGGCAATACCGGATCGGCCGGCTTCGTCGCCATCGCTCCGCGGACGGCGACCGTCACGATCGAGTCGGCCTCAATGGCCGGAACCTTCACTCTCTGCTCATGGTAGGAGTCATCATGCGCCGCATTCTCCTCGCTTTCGTTCTTCTCCTCGCGCCGGCCGCGGTGGCGGAGGCCGAGAATTGCACGCTCTCTGGTACGGGCAACCTCACATATACGGCGCCGACGACGTTGGCGTTCAGCGGGACGACCACCGGCTGCACGCTCTCTCTGGACGATAATCTAGCGATCACAGGCACGGTTGCTGTTCCGCTCAATGTCGGGCAGGCCGCGAATCCGCTCACGGGCGGGATCACCGTAGCGTCGGGCGGCAGCTTCACGCCGGCTGCGGGGGCAACGGTCTTCTCGACCGGCATCGTGGAGTACGCGAGCGGATCAAGCGGCACGCTCAACGGAACCACGATGACAGTCGGTGCGCCTCGAACGATCACGTTCCCTTCGGCTACGACGATCCTGCTCGACTTCGCGGGCTGCGCGAAGATGAACCGGCTCGCGACGACGAGATGCACGTTCCCAGGCTCCACCGGCTCTAACACGCTTTGGACGCTGTGCAATTCGGCCAGCTCGTGCGGATCGAACACGATTCACGCAGCGACCACGAACGAGTCGGCGACGCTGCTCTACTTCGATTGGACCAAGCTCACCCCTCCAGAGAACCTATTCATCGGCTCGAACGGGCGCGCAGCAGACACGAAGCCGGTCTATGACCCTGGGCTGTACCTGACCGTGACGAGCGTCGATCCGACCAACAACACGGTGACGGTGACGCTCCCTGACGTTGGCACGAATGGCGCTGCGTACTGGTACACGGTGGCCGAGGCGCTGAGCGGCACTGGACTCCAGAACATCGTCAGCGGCTCTAACTGGACCGTCTCGGGCGCTGGCGTCTACACGAACAACGAGAACAAACGGCGCTATGAGATCCAGATCGATACCGCCGATAGCCCGTTCGACGCCGATCACGAGTTCGAGGGGTATCTCATCTGCCGACGGCTCGGCGGCTACTGCGCGCGGATCATCAAGAGCGAGACGCTATCGCACGACATGAACTACACAGGCGGCCCCGCGCCGACGGCGCTGGACACCACGACCTGCACGGGTGCTGGCACCTGCGCCTCCGTCGTGGTCTGGAACGATCCCACCGGGATCGTCGGCGTCGGCGACGAGATGGATGTCTACTATGCGAAGCCTACGCCGGACGACACGCTCGTTTTCGTGAATCCAGTCCACTTCGTTTTCACCCGCACAGACGCGAATCCGGGTGGCAGCCTCTACATCGACCTCGGAGCGAATGTCGCGACGACGGCATCTCCCTCTACGGGCGTGTGGGTCGAGGGTGGATGGGGCGGCCGCGACCGCGCAGGAGGCAGCGTCGGCACGGAGCAGGGATCGGTGGATTTTGCGAACGAGACGCTCGGAATCAACATTGATCTCTGGCTCGTGGAGAAAATGGACGGTTGCATTAGAGACGCGGCGTGCCGGTCGGATTCTATTGGGACTGTGCTCGATGGTGGCATCACGCATATCTTCTCGGCTACGGGGTTGAGCTTCGGATCGGACACGATCGGAGTCGGGCTCTCGAACCTGTACGCGAGCCGCGTAACGGTGCGCTACCCGCAGGTGGCCTACTACGAATGGAACCATGCGGGCTCGTGGACCCCATCACCAGCCGGGATCGCACCGGTCGAACGTAATGGGGCTGACCGCGGCGTCTCGATTTGGAGCAATGACGCGCTCAGAAAGATACGCATCGAGGGGTACGGCTACGGCATGTTTGGCGCTATCTCCGGGATCATTCGCAACTGCAAAGATGGAATCTGGGCGCAGGATATGCTGTTCCTGCACGGACGGTCGGGGCGCCCGACGAGCACGACGGCCAACCGCGGAGATGACACGTTCGAGTACGAGTACGCGGGCGCTAACTGCGACGTAGACCGCATGGTTACGTTCGGATCGACGTATTCGGTGCCGCTCATGGCGCGCTCGGCGCATGAGGGGCAGACCTACTACACGAGCATCGTTGCGCTTGGCGGCCTTGGCCGGACAAGCCGCGCCTACCCGATCACGGGCGATACGACGCGGTACAAGATCCACACTTCTCTGGCGGCGCAGGCCGACACCGGGGTAGATCAGGGACTCCGCTACACGCGTGGGTGGGTCAAGTTCGCGAACTGGGTAACGGATGGAAAAACGACCGGCATCAATAACGCCTATGGCTCCTGGTCTGACTGGTACACCGAAACCACGAGCGTACCGAGTTCTGAGTCTTGCGAGGACACGACCGGCTTCTACGTGGTCGGAGGATACACCGGCTACGGCAAGCTCGGGGATAGCAAGACCGCATCCACGGGCTCCTGCACATCCACAGACGACGTGACGTGGCGTGATGTCTACATGACTGCCCTCAGCAACCAGAACAACTCGCAGCCCATCGCGGGCGGGACCGGGTTGATCAACCTCAGCAAGAGCCAGGCGCCGCATAGCGTGACGTTCGACGGGTGGATGATCTCGTCGAAGCGGGATAACGCAACGTCACTGTTTGATGCGCGTGGAGCCACCCCCACGAGCTGGGTGCTGCCGACGCTCCGGTACAAGAACCTGTCGTTCGTCTCCGGCAACGCCTCCGGCAACCCGACCGCGTTCCATGCGCTCGTGACCTCGAGCGTCCCGAACATCAGCTCGTTCGTAGCGACCAACGTGTTTTGGTCGCAGCCTAACTCGACGGCGCTCCAGTGCTACGTCGGCGGGAACATCGCATGTACGACGTGCGCGGACGGAGCGGGTGGAACGCACATCTGCTCGGCTGCGGCGGGCGAGAACGAGCTTTACGCCGGCACGAGCAAGAGTCTCGGCACGAGTGGCGACTACGCGACCGGGCTTGGCCTGACGCCGATGACGTGGACGACGGATGAGGCCGGCACGGATGACGTGCGAAACGCCGCACCGCGCTACGCGGGCATCGTCGTCTACGACTGGCCGTTCGCGTGGGCGACGATGGACCCGGTGCCGGGGTATCGACGTAGCGCGCCGCGAAACGAGTACATCCCTGCTCGCCTGCGGGCGCGCATGGGGGGCGCAGGCGGCGGAGGCGGCTGGCTGCCGCGTGCGTTCTAGGCGTGATGATGGACCCCGATGTCGCAGCCGAGTTCGAGCGCCTCGAAGGCCGCATCTCGTGGGCGGCGAAGATCGCCGTGTCGATCGCGCTCGCGGTGGCGGTGCCGGTGACGGGCGGCGCGATCGTCGTCTACGCGCAAGTCAACCACGCCGCGGC